GTTGCAGCTCTTGCTGCTGCTGATCATCTGGATCCCAGTTGCGGTATAGCGCAACCACCTTGCGTGTTGATTCGTCGATCGAGACAAGATATGGGGCAAGGCCGAAGTTATCTTCTATATCTAGATAGCAAGAAACTTCAAATACTGTGCGTAAGCCATCTTCATTATAAGATGTGGCCTCTTTACCCTCGATCTTTTGATTTGCCTTTTCAGGAGCTGTCAGATCAGGCTCGTGGGCTGTCGAAAGATTGATGTCTCGGTAAAAACCAGAATTGACGCGCTTTTCAAAGGCGAATTTGGTTAAGTTTTGGGCGTGTGTTTTACGCTCAGCGCTATGAAAGCTTGTGGCGCTGTAGGGCAAATAGATGTCATCAATTGGAATGAACATGGCAACTGGGCGCGCCTTATCTTCATCCCAAAAGAGTTTCATGTATTGAACACCGCCGAGCGGGACTTGTGTTTGTGTTTGCTCAAGCTCAGACCTGAACTCAACCATTTGCTGAGTGAGCTGCCAATTCATAAACTTTTGTTTACGATCAGCTTTTTGAAGCTTATCAACTGTCACGTCGCCAGGAATAAATTCTTTCACTGGCCCGTTAGGAGGGAATATTTCTTTGATGACGCGCGAGGAATAGTCAACGCAGGCTTCCGTCAACATGGGGTGAACGACTTTCGATGCCCCTTGGAAGTTGGCCCCACCAGGCGCATCACCACCCAAGCCAGTGCGGCGCAATCCCTCTTCGTATTGCTTGTCGCGGAGCTTGCGAGATTCTTTATCGCGCTCGATCAACTCAAGCAGCGTCTGAGATATTACGTTCAGCTCCTGCTCAGGGATCGCCTCTTCCGCTAAGTTGGAATAGAACTCGGCATTCTTTGTGGCGTCGGGTATCAAAACGGATACAACGGCGGATCCGTCGTCATTCTCTTCGACTTCCGTATCCCCAATCTCTAGGTCAGCGTCGAACCCACCTTGATCTTGGTCCTGATCTTGGTTTTGATCTTGATCTTGTGTCTGATCTTCGTCGTCCATCACTGATTCCTATTTAACATTGACAAAGGCGAGAGGCCCAAGTCAGCAGAGACATTTGGGTTTTGTGCTATTGGAGATGGTGCAGGCACACCATTTTGGTTTTGTATTTTAACATTTGGCCCGTTTTGGCTCAAATTGGGAGCTGAGGCGGCAGGGCTAGGAGCTTGCGGGGAGGAGAGGAGCCCATCCATCCCTACCGCCTCACCAGGCGACATACCTGGTTGTGCGGCGACTTGACCCACTGGGCCAGCGCCATCTGTGTATGCCATATTGGGGAAGTTATAGCCAATTGGATAGCCATGAGGCTGTGGCACTGAAGGCTGATAAACTGCCCCACCTTGGGCAAATTTCATTGGCTCAATAAACCCACCGCGAGCAGCAGCTGTTACGCCGCCCAATGGTGATGTGATTTGAGCTGTTGTCGGAGCTGGGACTGAATTGCCTGTAAAGAATGTATATTCAGGCCCTTGCCCGTAAGTATTTAGATTTGATGGTAAGCCGTTGTAATTCCAAGCAAGTTGTGTCAATGGCGAAGCTGAAGACGTTGTTGTTGTGGTTGGTGTTGTCGTTGGAGTCGAAACAGACGACAGTGGGGAAGCCGATGCAGGCGCTGTTGTCACTGCCGTTGAGTTTGGTAATGCGGTCAATTGAGTTGGCGGAAGTTGATTTGATCCGCCGTCACCGCCAGATATTCCAGCACCACTGACCGATTCAGATGTGGTGGGCGATCCAATCGTGCCGTTTAGGATCTGAGATAATGTCCCGCCTACTGTTGGCCCACCCAATAAACCTGAAAGGGTGTTTGCAATACCAACTCCAGGTATCATTCCCACGGCTACGTTAGTAGCTGTTGTGCCTGGATTATTGAGCGCATTGACCGCTTTATCTGTTAAATATTGGACAGGGTTAGATAAAATTGATGATGAAGATGACGATCCACTGCCAGACCCAGATGATCCACCAGATGTATTGCTTGATGGTGTAGAAACCGAAACAGGGACATCAACGAATGATGTAGGTGTAGTCGTTGTAGGATTAGAATAGCTGTTGATCGCATTCTGAATCGAGGAGGCTGTGATCCCTTTGGCTGAGAACTCAGCTGCAACATTGGGATCAGAATTGATAGCGTTCAGAGCGTCTTGCAATGCGCCTAGCTCTGTCGTCGCATTAGATGTCCAGCCTGTCGATGTTGTATTTGGCCCAGTCAAGTCTGTTGCTTGCGCGACCTGCTCGCCATTTGGGCCGACAAAGCCACTTAAATCAAAATTGCTGGATTGAGCAGATGTGTTTGGCGACGCTGCTTGGCTAAAATCGCTGTATGAAGCATTGCCGAGCGGTCCAGATGTTGACATTGACGCATTTTGGCCAAACGCACCGAGATCTGTCGGGCCAGCAAAATTAGATACGTCTGTTACGTTTGAACCATATACGTTGCCAAGGTTAGCTGATTGATTAGCAGCAGGCGTTGAATTAAACGCCATGTTACTTGCGAAGTCTGTTGCGTTTGCAGAAATAGTGCCAGCTGGAAGATCAGAGGCGCGGGCATCAGATTTTGCCGCCATATCCATCATATCAGCGTTTGGATCTTGAGTATTTACATCCACTGCGTCCAAAGCTGCTTGATCAACCGATTGCCCTAGGCTTGGAGCCGCATTCACTGCATTAGCAAGTGCATCTGTGTTTGTTGATGTATCGGTGTTGGTCGCTGTTGGTGCTGCATCTGCCGCTGCCGCGTCATCGCCGTCATCGCCATCATCGCCGCCGCCGCCGCCATCACCGCCGCCACCATCGCCATCGCCCCCGCAGCCTTGGCCGATCAGATAGACTGTCTTGCCTTCATGGATGTTGGCATAAGCCCCACCGAGCAGGTTTAAGAGCCTGCGCTCTTCCGCTGTGATGAGCGGTATGACCTTTGGCTCTGGGCGATCAAGCTTACTATTGTCGATAAGCTCGTTAAGCTTTGAGCTGATCGAAGATCCCTTCTCAGCCACATAATGCTTAAGTAACGACGCAGCAAGCGCGCGAATATTTTGATCGCTCATATCAATGCCTTTAATTCTTCATGCCTGCGGCTGAGGTTAGGGTATTTATCCAATTTTACCCCATTATCTATCAAGTTGGCTATCTCTATGATTTTAAGTGCCTCAAGATCCTCGTCAGAAACTTCCATAGGCTCATTAGTCTTATAATAAACCAACTTTCCAGTCTCTAGCCCGACTGGCCTATTTGCGTTCGAGAATAGCCAAGCAAGACGCTCCGCCCGCTCACCAAACAAGCCACGGATTATCCCGCGCTGACTAGGCAGAACAGTAGCGTGCTTAAATGCGTTGGTCCCATATATCGAGTGAAGTCCACCAGCGACTGCAACATCCTCATCAGCCCCCATTCGCTTGAGGTCATCATAAGTGTTTATCAGGTGCTCGCCAAGTGTCTTACCAATATGTGACTGGTGCATCCGACGGAATGCCCCTAATCGTTTTAAAGCAGCGAAGAGCAGGTGTCGCTTTTCAGTCACGGGGCTTGGCCTTAAAAACGAGGACGCGGCGGATCGTGGGGCAAACTCGGCTGACGCCACGACCGCAGTGCTTGATATTGCCAGGGAAGATCGTCATGCGCCCAAACTTGGGTGAAACGGCCTTGATGCAATCGCCGTCGTCATCGAAGAACATGGTCTCGCCAGCCCACTCAGGCTGCCAATCTTTCTCGATGTAAATGACGCAGGTCTGATCATCAGGGAATTTACTGTCAACGTGGATATAGCCTTCCACGCCATAGGTATGAGCATTGGCATAGGCTCGGACCAACACGGGTGTGGTCGGCATAAACCGAGGCTGGATGTAATCCCAAAGCTTTCGAACTTCGTCAGACACTTCGTGGTAAACTTCGTCGCGCTCAACCTTTGAATCGCTCAGGACGATATTCCAGTGTCCATAACCGAGCATTTTGCTCGACCGCCAGCCATAATTCCAGCCCTTCGATGTGATCTCTTCGATGACTGGATCGAGCAACTCTGACGGGATCTGATCATCGAATGACCTGATAGTGCTGTTTTGCTGTATGGTCTGCGCGACATTCATTAATGCCGCATCGTCTTTAAGCTTGGCGACAAGCTCTTCCAAAATATCCTGATACATTGTAACTCCCCTCACAACGCAGAATGGATCTTCGATAATGCCTTACTGACTTTAGAATGTGCCTTATTCGCTGGCATTTTCATAGCTTGCGCCGCCAGATCTTTAGCCATGGCCTGATGCTTTTCCCCAAAACTTTTCTTGGCCCTTGGACCGAATGGGGGCTCGTTATGAAGCTTTTCCTTGCCGTCGAGGATATGCACGAGCCTATTAAGAACATTTACTGAGTTGGGATAGACTCTCAGGCGATTCACGACGCCCACAATGTCTTTCTTTAAAATCTGCTCGGCATACTTATTCGCACGAATCTTAGGAATATATGCCCCACTTGCTGCCATGATCATTGTCGACAGCTGATTGCGGCTGATGTTTTCTTCGCGAGCAATATCAGATACTTCTCGTACCGCAGAGACGACTTTATCGACGTTTACAGTATTAACAGGAATATTATGAGCAGTATTATCAACATCTCTTTTGACATTCGCTTGTCCGCCTTTCGCAAACCGCTGAACTTCTGTTGGACCGAATTTAATAGCCATTGGATATGCCGCCTTTGTATTGGCCATGCCTTCATAACCATATTGCTTAATTAAGCGCTCAAGGTCATTTGCTGCCTGCGTTCTATCAATAACGCCAGGATTGAAATTAGATGACCAAGGAGTGCGATTTGCCTCGTTAGTCAATGTGATTAGATTCAAAGGATCTTGGGCAATATCATAAAGGTTTTTGCCTTGAGCAGTATAGCCATAAGATCCCAAGCCAGCTTCTGGCGTAACTGTATCTGGCGTTCCAGTGTAAAAATAACTGCGCTCTTTAACTGCTGTTGGCGATTTCAGAACTCGGCTGCGCTCTAAACCTTTGATCCCTGTTCCATACATTGATGGGTCAGTGACTGTTAAATTTGGATCAGTGCTGTAATGGACCAAAGGATATTCAGATGCTGTCCCTTCTTGGGGCTTTATAATGCTCTGCATATAATCTGGCATCCCGCCAGCATAATCAGTGCGTGTAAACTCAGGTGGCAGTAGCACAGCTTTTTGAGGGGCATATTGCCATGTATCGTAGGCAGCTTTCTTCGCGTCGATTGCCTGCTGAGCTTTTTCTGTATCACCTACTCGATTTGCTTCTGTAGCACCTTGATCAAGTTTGTTGATTTTGGCCTGCAATTCAGCATTGAGAGGGGAATAGTTTACAAGGCTGTTCTGACCACGCGTCTCAGCTGTCATAGCAAGCTGGGCCAATGGCGTATACATTTGCTGATGCGCGCCCCACGCGGTCTCTTCGCCTTTAGGACCAAATCCATTTCCTAAAGCGGCATGGCCAAAGTAATCATGCACTGCCCTGAACTTTTCATTCCCACTTAAGCCAGTAGCTGGATCAATGTCGCTAAGAAAATCATGAGGATCGCCGCCTTGGAATACAAATAAATGATTGTTCCCATGCACGTCTTTAGCCATCTCGGCGCTATTGGCATAATTGCCTTCGCCATTCTTGTGAAACGACATATCAATCGGCAATTGATCAAATTGAGCAGCCGTCTCTTTGCCGAGCGCGTCATAAGATGCTTTAAGCAAGTCATCATAGTTATTCGCGCCTGCTTGGGCCACCACATCTGGCATCTGCTCTTGATATGCCTTAAACACAGCGTCCTTATATTCTGGACTTCCTTTAATCGCCTCTTGATGAACGCGAGCAATAGCGCCCTGTTTTTCAAGGGAACTTGGAGGCATATCAATCTTAGTGAACGGCTTGCCAGTCAAATCAACTGTATATTGATTCGCAATCTGTAAAGGAACATTCTTATTCGGATCGCTTATTATTTCCTTAAGTGCCGCGTCCGATAATGATTCATCCGCTCGTGAGCCAGCCGATCCTGATCCGCTTCCGTCAGAGGCGGAAGATCCTCCATTTTCACTCCCAAGCCCTTCTCCAGCTCGGCTATCACTCTGTCCAGCTCTTTCAGTGTTGCGACTTGAGACTCTGTAATATGGTCCGTCTTGGCTTGTGACATATTCAATTCCTTTCAATCCCTCATCAATTGCAGGGACAACTTTATTCGATTTTGATGCAATAGCAAGCTCTTTTGCCGCGTTTAATTCAGTTGGACCTAATAAACCAGCAACGATGGAAGCTCTTTGTCCAATCTCTGGGTTTCCAGTCAATTGAGTAACTGCATCCCCAAATGAACTGAGTGCGCCGTTTACTGGAGCTGTGAGCATACCAGTTGTGCCAAGAAGGTATTGAGCAGGGGCATTGATCGCCAAACGGCCACCCTTACCAGTTATAGATCTGCCTGATTCACGAACAAGCTCTTGCCCCTCTTGGAATGATCTTGAGACATTATCAAGGTAATTTTGAGCTGCTTCCTTTGCAGGCTCGCCCACAGCCGATCCAGCTTTAGCGATTGCGTCCTGAACATCAGCCACTGTTGCGTATCCAGGCACTTGCGAATAGTCCTGATCGGGCTGCGATATGAACGTGTCGCCCATTGGGCTTACAACTGGGCCACCGCCATCGAATCTTACTGGACCGCCCGATTTAAATGGGGTGCTATACTGAACACCCACTTCATAATCTTTTTGATTCGGCACATAATTCCCATAGGCATCGAAATAGCCTTTTCCAACTGGGCTACCTATATTGACGCCATACTGCCTGCCTGCGGGAGTTGCCGCGACATCCCCACCGAAGTAAACATCCGCATTGAATGGCTTCGTGCCGAGCCCGACATCTTGCACAGTGCTATTGCCATAAGCAGGCGAACGCATATTGCTGTAATTGACCGATGTGTTGTTCGGCAGATTTGCTCCCACAGAATAGCCAACCATTGGGCTTGTTTGATTCTGATTTGCGGAAGCTATTGCCGCTGCCCTTAACGCATTAGAGTTGACACCAGCATTTATAGCCGCCTGCTTCAATCCATAAACCGAATTGGAGCTCGCGTTGCCGCTTGATGTAATGCCAGCCGATCCTGTTGGCACAGCCCGCAGATCTGCCTCGATTCTGCGCATATCTTGCGCTGGCGATGAGGTCTTGCTCAAATAGTCCTGAAGATCGTTCAGGGCCTGTTGATAAGCTGACTCATAAGAATCGTAATTAGATGGCATAAGGATTCTGCCTCGATGAAGGATCTCGATATTCGGTTTGTACTGGCTCTGGCCGAGTGACCCGTATCATATCACGATCGGATAGGTATCGTAACCCCTGAACGCCCGCGTCCATTAAGTCGTCATGCGGTATCGAGCCCTCACCACTGAATGTGCATAACTGCTCGACCAGTGGGCTCGCCCAGCTCTTGACATTGTTAAGCATTTTATCGCTCTCGACCATGTAAACGCGGCCAGCTGCGAACAATGGCGATATGGCGTGCAGCCTGTCAAGCTTACGAGCACGACCAGGATTATATGATGCGGTCATGATGCCCTCTCGACCGAGCATCTGGCGCAGGCTCTTCCCTGAGCCGATGTCTTCAATCAGGATCGTGTCTGGCTTGCGGCCGCTGTCTTCGGTATATGTGGGGCCGATCAATGGTTTGAGCAGGGCCTTTTCCCTTGGTGCATAGACCGCCTTCATCTCGCTCTTAACCCTCTTGATCAGATCAGGGAATCCGAGCCGATCTTGCCAGCAATCGAGCAGCATGACGAATTTGTTGCCACGCATATCGAATAAGCCCCATACCACGCAGGCCGAGTAATCTGGATCGCCCTTGACTGTCGATCCCGTCTCTTCCGTGAAAGCAGTATCAAGTGACATGACAATATATTCCATCTCTGGCAGCATTTTGTCGTGCGGCCAAAGCTTGATCCAGCTTTTCTTAATGACGCCCATTTCCTCTGGGTTGATCACTTCGGCATAGATTTCCTGACGGCCGATCGTTGTCCCCTCATATCTGAGGATCTGATCACGGAAGGTGGGCGCTAGATTCTTAAGGTTATCGTAAGTGGTGGCGCGTGTGATGGCCGTGTCTTTGCCCTCGCGCGCAAGTAAATTGCGTATGATATTGTTAGGCTTTGGAGTTGTGGTGCAGATCAGGCGTGGCCGATTACCCAAGCGCATACCGAACATAAGCAGGTCAAACGCCTCGTCAGCGCGTTGCCATGCCGCCAGCTCATCGAGCCAGCCACCATGAAACTGAGGGCCACGGAAGCGCTCTGGCTTCTCGGCAGTGATGCCTTTGATCAAGCTGCCATTCTTAAGCCTTATCTCAACGTCGGTCTTATTCCAGAGGCTCCCACCGCCTGTTGGCTCGATCAGCGAATGCGGTAGGGTGTTTAAGATCCCAGACTCGCCCTCGAAGCAAACAGAGATTAAGTCCCCATAAGTTGGTGCTGAGACAAGCCATCGGGTGTTAGGCTCACGCAAAGCCCACCACGACAATTCTTCTGCAGCCGTCCTAGTCTTGCCTGCACCGCGTCCTGCGAGCATGAGCCATATAGTCCAATCACCAGATGGGGGGATCTGGTGTTTATTGCGTTTTTGAAGCCACTGAACGCGCCAATTGGCCATCTCAAGCTCGTGGGCAGGCAGTTTAGCCAGCTCGGCA